AATAAAAGAATAAGAATCTTTTATATCCATATAAATATTATAACTGTTTTCAGAAGATAATTTATGTATTAACAATTGAAAATACATTTTATCATAAAACTCAGCATGAGTTTGATTATACAATGAGTGCTTTAATTTAGATTTATCAATAACAATAGCTCTAAAGCTAAGAAAATTGGAAAAGATGAATAAAAAGTATTTCAAACTGAATGTTCCGATTGGAACAAGGATTATCAGTTCTCGTGGTGATTTTGTAGTGGAAGAAGTTCCAGATGATGCTTTTGATTTTTTCCAAAGAGGCTCTCAGTGGCTTTCGCTGGTGCCAGAGGCTGTAGAGGGTCTTTCCAAATTGTCGGAAACGAAACTCAAAAGCCTTTTAGCTCTCAAAGAAAGGCAGGATATGGCAGAAGATGTTGCCATTATCCAAGAGGCTTTGGAGCAAATTCTCCTTACGAGAACGGAGACAGCAGAAGATAAATCAAAATCACAAAAGAAACAGGAAGCCTAGTGCTTTCTGTTTTTTATCATTATGAATGCAAAAGAACACCAGGAACTTTTAGAAAAGTATATTTCATACGGAGGAAACCAGCGGATAACGGAAGCCTGCAGGAGGTTTTCCCTGCAGAATTTTGCAAAGTTGAAATATGAATTTTCTCGTTTGAATAAGCCTGCAGAAGCGAAAGTTTCAGCTGAAATCCCAACCGATAAACCAGCAGACCAAGAGAGTGGAATTCCGAAAACAGAAGCACCGAGAAAGGTTTTCAATGATTTTATTGCAGATTATCCCGTAGAGCTTCATAAGGTTTTCCGCAGACGCTGGGGGCTGTGGATGGAGGCTTGCTCCCTTAAAATTCAGCTCGGAGAACTTGACCCTAAAGACGAAGACGAAGCCTTTGAGCTTCAGTGGAAAATTTGGGTATGTTTTAGAGAATTTGACCAGTGCCAAAAGGTGCTGAAACATTACAGAGAGCATAAGAGAATAATGCCTTTGGAGACTGAAACCGATTTCGAGGGGATGAGTGAGCTGGAAATTTATAAATATCGGGATAATCTCAGGGCGCTGATTACAAGGAGGAAACAGACCATTAAGAAAATGGAAAACTCACTGCCTGCTCCCGAAGACCCAGAGTATAAGAGCCGACTGCACACGCTGAACCTCAAACGGGAACAGCTCCAAGAAAAAGAAAACGAACTCATAGAATGCGAAAAATTTTTGAATAATGGAAAATAAAATCAAAAATATTTGATTAAAAACTTGCATAATCAAAAAATGTTGATTATCTTTGTTGCGTAATAAAAAATCAGAGATATGGTAACAAAAGAAATTACATCGGAAGAATGGTTCTTAATAGAAACTATCCGAAATTACAGAAAAGCTTATCCTAATGGAGCAAGAATGTTAAAGGCTGAAATTCAAGAATTACTCAATGAATTGATGGATTTGGATTACAAAGAAAATCAAGAAGAGGAGAAAAAAGCCAAAGATTAACAAAAAGCCCCTTCGGGGGCTTATCAAAATATCAAAATATGGAAACAACAACAAGACAACAACAGGAAAGAATAACAATGAAACAGCAACTTTGGGATATTATTGTAGAAGTATCTTGGGGGGAAATATCAGAACAATATTTTAAAAAATCTCGTTCTTGGCTTTCTAAAAAGATGAACGGCAAAGGATTTAATGGAGAAGAAGGGGATTTTACTCCAGAGGAGAAAGAAATTTTAAAAGGAGCCTTGGTGGATTTGTCCGAAAGGATAAAAAAGGCTGCTTACGATATTCAGTAGTTCTTATATACTGATTTTTTATTACACCCGCCCTGCATATGCAGGGCTTTTTTTGTGTCTTTTGTAGGGGAAATCCTAAAAATTATCTTTGGGGCATGGAATTGTCAAAATTCAAGAAAGACAGCAGTTTTCAGCGTATAAAGGCGAGTTACCTGGATGAGAGTTCAGTGGAACTGACCGAGCGTGAGGCGGAGAAAAAGAAGCGGATGAGCCACGCATGGTCACTGAGATTGAACAATAAATACTCTACCTATCAAGTGATTCAGATACTAATAAGAG